AGAGATGCCGCCCGACGCCATGATCAGGCGCTGGAACACCATCGCCCAAGCCATCTGGCTGCAATAGAACGACGGCTTGCCGCGGACATAGGCGTATTGCGGCAGCGTGCCCATGAGGGTCGCGAGATCGGTACTGTCGATCTCGGCGAAAGTGTCATGGCCCGTGGCGGCGTCGACCGAACCCTTCAGCGAGCCGACCCCGTCGTTGAACCACTTGGTGAAGCCCTTGATGCCGTGATAGGTCGCGCTGCCGTCGCCGGTGAAGCCGGCCGTGTCCTCGGACACCGCGAAGGCATAGGCGATCTCGCCGACCAGGATGTCACCGATATTCACCGCCGCATCCTCGTCGAGCTCGGACGACATCAGCGTGAGGACGCCCCATTTGTTGGCGGTCAGCTTGACGTTGTCCCAGCCGGCCTGCGAGGCGGTGAGGGCGACGCCCTCGCCGACGGCATAGGCGGTCAGTCCGCCGGTGCGGCGCGGCGTGTTGATGGTGTCGCGGCCCATCGGGACGGGCTGGCAGAGCCGGCGGAACATGCCGTACTCGTCGCGCAGATCGATGATGTCGAAGGAGAACTCTTCCGGCACCAGGACGCCGCCGGCGGCATTGACGCCCTCCGACTGCGCGCGCTGGATGAGGATGCCGTTCTCGCGGCACCAGGTCGCCGCCTTCTCGTTGCCCCAGATCGAGGCGAGCATGAACTTGCCGAAGCGGTGCGCCCGCTCCTCGGCGCCCGGACCACGGAAGTTCTTGAGGCCGGAGACGCGCGGGCGGCGCACCACCGTCGAGAGGTCGGCGCCGTCGCGCTGACCGGACGGCGTGGCGAGAGCCGCCTGGGCGGCCTGGGCGCGCTCGACCCGGGCGATCTGCTCCCGGAGCGCGGCGATCTCGGCTTCCTTCGCCTCGAAGGCCTTGGCGTCGCCGAGCAGGGCGTCGCTGTTCAACTCGTCGACCGCCTTGCCGAGTGCCTGGCGGAGTTCGTTCAGCTTGTTCATGTGTGGCTCCTGTTGAGCACAAGAAAGGGCGCCTTGCGGCGCCCGCGGGACCTCGCCAGACAGGTGAGGTATTCGATTGGTCAGGCGGCGATGGCGTGGCGGAGCGCCCGCGCCCGGCGCGCGCGCAGCGCACGGCCGGCATCGGCGGGCTGGACTTGGTCGGCTGCCTTATCGGACTCGGCGGCCTCGCCCGGATCGGCCTCGGGATCGGCTTCTGCAGCGGCCTCCAGGTCGGGCTCGACCTGCTTCAGGACGCCGCTCAGCAGATCTGCCGCGGCGCGGAGATCGGCCTCGTTCTTCGCCGACAGGGTCCGACCGGCTTTGCCCACCGTCCCGTCGGCGCCGATGACCTTCAGCGTCATGCCGGCATCGAGGCACAAGACCTTCTCCGGCGAGGCGAGCCACTCCCGCACCTTCTTGCCGATGCGGTTCGCCGCGTCTGCCGTGAGCGCCTTCGATGCCTCGACGTAATACCGGGTGGTGGCCGTCGCGGATTTACGCAGCTGCTCCAGCTCGGCCTTCGGCACGAGCAGCATGCCGCCCTGGTCCAGCACCTTCTCGGCCCAGCCGACGAGCGGCGCCGTGTCGATGCCGGCGGCGCGCGCCTCGATCAGCGCATTCGCGTTGCACGGCACCGGGCACGGGCTGATTTCCAGCAGCTCCTGCTTCTTGAAATCGATCCCGTAGGGTCGTTCCTTATCGTCGCTCCACGACCAGTCGAGCGGGATGAAGCCGACCGACACGGCATTGATGTAGCCGCCTTTCAGCAGCCGGTAGATCGTGTCGGCGAAGGCGTATTCCTCCGCCGTCGCGAAGGTGATGTCGCCGATCAGCTTGGCGCCGGAGACGGTGAGGTTGCCGGCGCGGCCGATCGGCGGGTCATACGAGTTGTGCGCCCAGAGCGCGACCGGGTTGGCGAGGAAGCGCCCCGTCTCCCAGCCGTTCGGGTCGATCGTGTCGCCGGCGCGGTCGATCGAGCCGTCGGAGAAGCAGAAGCGCAGGGTGCGCTCGGCATCCGTCGCGACCGGCGCTTGCGTGCTCGCCCGCAGGACGCCGCCCTCGGGGCGGGCGCCGCCCTTGGCCGCCGCACGGAAAGCTTCGATGTCGACTAGCGAAGTCTTCGGCATGATGTCTCCCCGTCTGCTCGCTGGGCCTAGTCGCTGACCGGCTCGACGGCGGCCGGATCGCCGCTTCCGCCAGCAGCCGGCGCGCCGGTCACGTCGCTCCCCGGCCCGGTCTCGGCGCCCGTCGGCGTGAACCCGATCGGCGCCACGTTGGTCGGCTGATAAAGCGTCTCGCCGCCCTTGACGTCCGGCAGACCTTCGCCGCGGCGGACCTCGTTCGGCGTCTTGAACATGCCGATGATCGCCACACGGTTGGCGTTGTAGCGGGTCAGGATGTCGGCGCGCAGGAAGCGCTCGAGGTCGAATTCGACGAAGACGCCGTCGGCGGCGAGCCCGAACGTGTCGTCGACCTTGGCCTCCCATCGTTCCGCATAGGGGCTGATGATGTTGTTCTGATAGTCCTGGTCAGCCTGCACCATGTTGACCTTGGCCAGCGCCTCGACGACGCCGAGCTTGTGCAGGGGCATGCGGAACAGGCGCGCGATCTCCTCGACCTGAAACCGGCGGCTCGCCAGGAACTCGGCATCGAGCGACGTCATGCCAAGCGCCTGCCATTTCACCCCTTGCTCGAGGACCGCCGTCTTGCCGGTCTCGTCGACCCCGCCATAGGTGCTATTCCACTGGGCGCGCAGCCGCTCGATGCCTTCCTTGGTCATCTTCTGGTCGGTCTGCAGCACCCCACCGGGCCGGGCACCGTTGCCAGCCAGCTTCGCCGCCTGACGCTCCTGCGCCAGGCTGAGGCCGATCGATTCCCGAGCAAAGCCGATGCGCGATATGCCGATCGGGCCGTGCAATGACAGCCAACGCACATGCAGCATGTCGTCGGAATGGATCATCTGCGGCAGCGATTGCAGCGCGGCCATCAGATAGGGCGTGTTGCGGGACACCGAGAAGAACCGGCTTCCGTCTGGCGATTCGAATGGCGTGACGCTGTCAGGGTTCACCGCAATGAGCGCTTTCGGCTGGCCCCGGCCGTCGCGCACAATCGGCGCGTAGGCGTTGCCGCGCAGCAGCAGGGCCGCCTGCATCATCTCGACGAATTCGAAGCGGTTCTGCAGATCGCTCGGCTTCTGTAGCAGCCTTTCGATCGGATGGTCCTTGACGATGCGCTCCGAGCCGTCGCCCAGCGTGCGCTTGACGTGCAGCGGCAGCTTGGCGAGATCCTCCGACAGGATAGAGACGCAGGCCATCACGGCGCTCGCCTGCATCGCGCGCATCTGCGTGACGTTGATCCCGGTCGCCGATTCGTTCCAATCGCCGAAATCGCGCAGCCAGTCGTCGGGCGTCATCTTCTGCCGGAAGAATCCGGCAAGCCGCGAGATCAGGCTCATGACGTCTCCCGATCCGGGCTAGAGGACGACGAGATCGTGGTCGTTGTAGGCCGAGCCGCTCGCCTCCGGGTTCATCGCCATCAGCGCCACTGCGTTGAACGACGCGGCCAGCGGATCGATCTTGGCCGAGCCCGCCGCCTGTTTCGTGATGGTGATCGCGTTGCCGCGCGGCTCGACCTTGGCGTTGCCGATCACCCAATCCATCATCTTCTGCCCGGCATGGACGAGGGTGCCGTCGGCGAGGCCGCGCTCGGCCGTCTTGATGGCGCCGCTCATCTTCCAGCCCTGGGAGATGCCGACGATCTGGTCCTCGGTCAGGCCGCGCACCTTGAGCTCGTCGACGATCTGGCCGATGCCGACCGGGTCGAGCCCGACCGCGGCCTTCTCGGGCAGCAGGCCGAGCTCGGCGATGCGCTCGACGATGTCGGCAACGTCGGTGACGTCCTGGCCGAGCAGCTCGACGACCGTCAGGTCGCCGTCTCTCGCGAAGTCGCACAGCCGCTCGGCGATGTCCTTGCGCCGCTCGAACACCGCCTGGTGCGCCCAGGCATGCGTCCAGAGGAGCCAGCGCCGCGTCGCCGTCTCGCGGCCGAGCACCGCCAGGCCGAGGAGATCGTCGAGGCCGCCGCCGTCGATGCCGACGACGATGACCTCGCAGCGCTCGATCAGCGCGTCGAGGGTCAGGCCCTCCTCCGCCGCAGCCTCCCAATGGTCGGCACCGGCCCAGCGGTCGCTGTGCAGGCCGAGGCCGATCTCGATGTTGAGGTGCTGCGACGCCCAGCGGCGCAGCTCCTCCTCGCCGGTGCGCTTCGCCGTCTCGAAATCGGGGATCAGCCGCTCGACGGTGAGCGACCGGCCGTTATTGGGCGTGACCATCCGCCAATTGGCGGGGTCGGACCATTTCTCGCGCTCCCGGGCAATCGCCAGCGGGAATTCGTAGAGCACCGGCAGCATCTCGCCGGGCTCGGTGCCGTCGCGGATCGCGCGAGCCTTGCGCAATTCCGCCTTGAAGGCGCCGGCCGGGATCTCGTCCGACTGCGTCGTGATGAAGATCAGGAAGGCTTCCGGGATCGACACCATGCCGCCGCGGATTTGGCCGATGATCCGGCTGGCGCGGCTGTTCTTGGCTATCTCCCAGAGTTCGTCGAGCAGGACGCCGGCGGTGTTGCCGCCGGTCAGCACCTTGCCGTCGAATGTCTTGATCTTGAGCTCGGCCTTCGTCTTGCGATCGGTGATCGTCTTCAAATGTTCCTGGACGTGCATGCGCGCGCGCAGGAAACCGTCGAGCTCGATGGCGCCGGCCGCGCGATCGAAGGCGCGGGTGGAAATCTCCTGCGTCGGCGCCGTCAGCACGAATTCCGCTTCCGGCCGCTCGTTCATCAGCAGCGCCGTCATCATGAGATGCGCGCCGCCGGTCGTCTTCGTGTTCTTCTTCGGCACGAGGAGCAGCGCCTCGCGGACCATCCGAATTCCGGTCTCGATGTCGACCGAGCCCAGGACCGTCCCGACGATCTCGCGGAACCATTCGCCCCCCGCCTCCTTCTGGGTCGGCTGACCTGGAATGTCGGAAATGCGGAGCTTGTTGAAGATGCCTATGGCCCGGCGCCGCTCGATCTCGTTGAGCGGCAGATGCGGGATCAGCGAGGCGCCGGAGCGGATCCTGCTCTCCCAGTCGGGACAGGCGAAGGACCAGGGTCTCAATTCACCAGCCCGCTCCATTCGGTGCCCTCGCCGGCGACCAGCGCCGCCGCCTGCGCATCGGCCTTCTTGCCGGCGAATGTCGGCTTGGCCGGCTTCGCCCCGCCGGGACCGGCGCCGGGGGCGATGATCGCCTGCCAGAGACGCTGCGCCGAGTTGCTGCCGCCGACCGCGCTGCGATAGGTCGCGAGGATGACCTCCGAATTGCGTTTCGCCGGACCGGTCGCCAGCTCCTCGGCGAAGTGATGCTCGAGGATGGCGATCGTGACGCCGACGCGGTCGGCGATCTCCTGGTGGCCGATGCGGGCGGCGGCGAGGATCTCGACGACCTCGCGCTGCTCGGGCGTCGCCGAGAACGGCGGCGGCGTATTTACCCGGTCGTGGGTTTTTACCCGCGCCGCCTTGACCGGCTCGGCACGGCCGAGCTCGGCGGCGAAATGCTTCTGCAGCGTCTTCTTCGTGATGCCGAGGCGGCGGGCGATTTCCTCAAGCGCGACGCGGGCTTGCGCGAGGACGGCGACTTCCTGGCGCCGCTCCGCCGTCGGGCTGAACGATGGCCGACCCATGCCCTTCCTCCGGCCAGCGCCGACCGGGTATTTACCCGGCTCCCGCTGAGATTTTCACGACGAAAAAAATTCTCTCACTGAGCCCAACGCGTCCTCT